TGATACGATAACTGAATCAATTTTAGAATCACCATCGATGGTAACAGTACATTGTGCTCCTGTACCATCGCCCTGAATAGGAACTGCAGTATAAGTTGCATTTGCCGCACCTAAACCAGCACCGCGATTTGTTATTGTAACAATTTTAATAGAACCATCTACAGCATTTTCTCTAACTAGAGACGTATCATTGCTAGTACTCCAATCTGTGGGGACTGGCATGAAATCTGTAGAATCAAATTTAGTGATGTCTGCTGGTTTAATAGTATAGAGATATTTCCAAATGTATCCATCACCACTAGTACCAGCTGCCTTTGGTTCTAGATCGGTGAAGGTCGGTTCATCCAGAGACGGTCTACCAAGAGTATTTTCTGGATTTGTTCCATTTTGTAAGCAGATATAAACTCTATAATCACTATTCAGTACATAGAAGTTAGAGTTATATAAATTAGTGGAACCAGACACTGGTGCAGTGTTTGATCGACTATAATCATGTCGATACATGTCATAAGTAGTTCCAGAGGACCAATTTCTTTTTGGAATTACTTGTCTAACATCAGTGGTATTAATTCTTTTCAAAGCGATCATTGTGTTCCAATAATCATTTTCCTGATCAAAATTATCTTTTGGTGCAGGAGGAGTTGCATTCCATGTAGAGGAATAGTCTGTCGGATTTGGAAGTCCGACAAAAGAATAATAGGAATTACTTGCATTAGCAATTCCTGCCACAAAATTCTTTGCGTTTAATATTCTTACTTGATCAGTTATAATGGCAGCCATTTTTGACGGACTTTTTTACTTATTTATTACGAAAAATCATGTGAATTTTTTGAACCTAACATATCTGGTTCTATAAACTTTCGATGAAGTCGATATACCAGTTAATCCATTTGTTCCTATTCCAGACGAAGTATGTGCTGGATATGAAATTTCTTTGGTTCTAGCATTCAGGATAATTTTGCCCCAAGAATATTCTCCAAGGAACGCTCCCGTTGAAAATCCAGAAACTCCACTAGGATTGATATTTGTATTCACACTTACTTTGGTTATATGAGTAGTAACTCCAGCAATTACTTGAGTTGCTATTCCGACAGAATTTACAACATATACATTATCAAGATGTTCAGATCCAATTCCGATAACTGTGGTGTTATTGGTTCCAAGAGCATTAATACTAGTTGATGCTGCTCCCAAGTTAGAATTTCTTACTATAAAGTAATCACCAGTTGATATTCCACTCATGGTTATGGCAGTTCCCACCAAATCAGTATTCCTCATATCCGAATCAAGAGGGATATGAAGATGGAACATTAATCCTGTTGAACCAACACCAACAGAAGTTGTTCCAAGTCCAACAATTATTCCAGAATCTCCAGAATATCCAGTATTTTGTCTAACATCACAAGATTCTGTTTGTCTTGCGGGTGGACCAATTAAAACTAAAGGTGGATTTGTGGATGTATATCCAGATCCAGGATTAGTAATAGTGACCGCAGCAACAACACCATTAGAAATTGTTGCCGTTGCAGTTGCTGTTATAGATCCTACACCGACACTTACATCTGGTGTTGTTGAATAACCAACTCCACCATCATTAATGGTTATTGAAGCAATAGTTCCAGCAGCAGAAACTACTGCAGTTGCTGCTGCTCCAGTAACAACTATTGGATTTACTAACGTTACTCCCTTTTGAATAGTATTTCTAAAGGTAGCATCTACATTTTCATTGTTAAGATCGAATAGAGGTCTCAATCTATCAACATAGATTACAGTAGATCCAATACCAACAGAACTAATAATATTCGCGACTGGATTAATAACTGGCTCATAGATTTCTCTATCTTTACCAACCGCTTGACCGTTAATGATCTTATCTTGAGTTTGTCTGCACCAGGTTATTGGTCTTTCAAAAGTAGTATCAGTGGTATTTCCTGGACCGAAATATGGAAGAGTTTCGCACTTATCAACATTCGTGATAGAACTGATTGTTCTAGCATTTTCTTGTTGATATGGTTTTTGTCCAAGATCTGGATTATAATTTAAAGTGACCTCATCTCCATATTTGATAGTCTCAATAACTTCTCTTTCAATAACGTCAAGAGCATCTCCACTTCCTTTGTAGAAACAAATATTAATAGTATCTCCAATTTTTAATGCTTCGGAGAAGGTTATTTGAGAACCTCCATCAAACTGATAAGCATCCCCTGGACGTTGGAGTATTTCATTTACGAATACCATAAGCAATTGATCCAGTTCAATCTTCGATCCTTTTGATTTATTGATGGATATTGGAACACCTGCTTTAAGTAATGGGAAATCAACTCTAGTACCATCAATAAATTCGGAAACATTGTCAAGAGTATCAATAACACCTATAGACCATCCAGTAAATTCGTCATGAATAACTTTTTCAATTTCAATTTCAAATTTGTTTGAAGGTAAGAAAGAAGATGTGGTAGGAATGCCTGTGGTTCCACCTACGGCGACTGTTAATTTATCTCCATTAGCATAACCATATCCAGTGTTATTAATTTCAAAGTTGATGACACTGGACCCTTGACCTACAACAACGTTGATTGTAGCTTCTGTCCCCAATCCAGTTGTTCCAGAAACATAATCTAAAGGTAAATTTGCATATGAAAGTGGAGAATCAATCACAACAAAAGGTAAGTTTGTAGTTGTATATCCAGTTCCAGGGTTAGTGATAGTAACACCAGTGATGTGGCCACCACTAATAGAAGCAGTTCCAATAGCAACTAAATTACTTCCAGCAACACTTGAAGTTCCAACACTAACATTTACTGTAGTTTGAATTCCAGATCTGTAACCAGATCCACTATTTCCGATTGAAATTGCTGAAATAGTTCCAGCAATAGATACGGTTGCAGTTCCACCTGCAGCAACTAAAGGTTGATATCCCAAACCTGCTGTAGATCCAACGGAAATGATCATTCCTCCTCTTGGGAAAGAAGAAACGCCAACATCATTTGTTATTGTCCTAGAATCACCAACAAAAGTGATTGATGTTATTCCACTAGTTTCTGATAGATTAAAATTGTTTTCTCCTCCAACAACTTGGAATATATCATTAATTAATATGACTGCACCCTCATTTTGAATTCCGATGACATTACTCTGATTAGACTTTAAAGAAAATGTATTTTCAATTCCATTAAATTGTTCAGAAATGTCATCAAAAATATAATTCTTATAATATGTTTCATTGGCAGTGTTTGGTTGAGCCGTTCTCATGAAACTTCTACCCTGGAAAGTAGAACTAGTCGTTATTCCAAGATAATCTCTTTGATCAGGAGGATTTGTTACACTTCCAATTGGAGTATTTCCATAAGGTGCCTCAACAAAATTCAAAGTATTTCCAACGATATTGTAGTTTCCAACAACTTTTGTTACTAAATCTCCAGTCGAAAGTCCCGATTGAATGTTTGTTCCCATCCATCCTCTACGAACTGAAAGTCTATTCGTACTTCCAATACCAACTCCCTCAATCTTCATTATTTCATCACCAACCTTAAGCAGATCTCCGCCAAAGATGGAAGTTATATTAGTCAGATCAATTGTATTATCAGTGGTAACCACTGCGTCATCTAAAGTTGTTGTAGTTGCAGTGGAGACAACTGGAGATTGAATAAGATTATCAATAGCAACTAATACTTTTGGATTTTGATTTGTTGCAGTGATTGTATGAGAAACACCTACACCACCGTAACCAATCGAGGTTAAATCAAGAACTTCTGGAACAGATTTTAAAGAAGCTTCTGCACTTCTAGAAAGTTTGATAGTGTTATCATTAACCTTAACTACAAAAACTCCAGTTGAAGGAAGTAAATCTGTCGTAACTCCAGTTGCAGTAAATGTAGTTTGAGCAATACCAATCGATAGCGTGTTTCCAACGCCTGGGCAAGCATACTCAACTTGTTCACCAGTAACGTAGAAGTGATTTGGAATCGTAATAGTATTTGAATCAGTATTAATACCACTTCCAACAAATGCTCTTTCAAAGATGTTATCATTTTTGTGAGTCAAGTTAAAGGATCTCTTGATGTCTCTATCAGTTCCTGTGTAATCTCCATATCCAGTTTCTATAGTTCCATTATTAAAGTTAATTACATCTTTTGCATCATCTTGAATTCTAAGAGCATTAGTATATACATGAACAGTAGCATCAATTCCAGCTACTGGTGTAAAGAGAACTTGAGTGGTTGCAGCAAGTCCAACAGCATCGGTAATTACTTTAGATCCAAAAGTACCAAGTCCAGAATGAGTGTGAATGTTTGCAAATTCAGTGTCAAATGTAGTAGAGGAAGTTTCTTCTGCAATATGATCATCAACAACAAAATATTCTAAAAACTCATATCGATTATTTGTAGTATCATGAACTTGAATCATGAAATAACCAGCATCATACATGTCTTCAGTAGAAGATATGTTAGTTGGATACTCTGCAATAACATTTTCTGTTGGAGAACCAGAAGATGTTATATTTGTAGTTTCTGATTCCAGTCTGGCATGTTTCAGATCCAAAGTGGAGGTTCCAGACGATACTGAGGATAAACCTACAACTATAGTATTAACTATGGCGGTTGTTCCTATCCCTGCAGAAGGATTAAAATAAACTTTAATGTCTGATCCTGACAGATGTGCTTCATATGATCCAAATCCAGTTGCACTCATGCCTCCTAAAGAGGTAGTTAGTCTACCATACTCAAGAATAGAAACATTAGTTCCATCATGAACAATGTTTAGTTCTTGTGCTTCAAATTCATTTGAATTGAATGTTGAAGTAGATCCAAAAGAAGGATTGCTAACATCAGGTGCAATTTCAACAAGAACCTTCAGAGAGTGATATGTATTACCAATACTGACAATATTTGCAGAAGTACCAGATCCAACAATAATACTTTCCGAATCAATTAATACTCCTCCGATAGAAGTAGATCCTGTGCTCAGATAATTATCATTCAGATTATAAGAAAGGGTTGTAATATTAAAATCATTTACTGCTGACTTTGTTGGGAAGAATAGTAATCTGCCTTCAGATCCAGATATTGAGAAATCAAAAGATCCTTGATCATATACAGTTTCTAGTCTTGCATATTGATTAATATATCCAAACTCTCCATCATGAATAAGATCAACAATCATTGCTTGTCTTTCTTGAGTAAATCTCTTATCACTCAAGTAAGTAAAGTATTTTCTAAATCTAAAATCATCAAGATTAAAGGAGTTAAGCACACTGAATTCAGTTGCTCTAGGATTGCTATTAAATTCTGAACTTAAATCATCAATAGAAAGAACTCTATTTCCAGAAGATTCCGTAAAATCTGTTAAAATTTTATTATCAAGAATAATTTCATTAGAAAGAATTGAACCATCTGAAAGATTTAAATTGTTTTCTGTAGCAATATCAAAATCAAATACACAATTTGTATCTACAAATCCATCAAGATTACTTACAATAGTAACATCAGTCAGTTCTGTGGAAATGCCAACTTGTAATGATTTATCTAAATTCGTTGACTCAACTTGAAGATCGCTAAATTTTCTATATCCAAGAGTATGATTTACGGAAGACACAACATCCTTCCAATCATCAAATGGAATTGTACTCTTTAATGAATATGAGAAATTTTGATAGTAGAAGTTGTCTTGTATTCTCTGTAGATTATCATTTAAAAATCCAGATCCTGTTTGATTGCCACTGAATATTTGGGAAGAAGTATCAGTTTCAAAATAAGATTCGTAAGATGTCACTTCCGAAGCAACTCCAGAAAGTTCTGAAGTAAGTCCTTTTATGACATCATCTTTCACAAAATCGTCGGATGAAAGAACTCTGAGAGTTTTCGTTGATCTATCCCAACTCTGAACAACACCTTCTTTTCCGTTGGTAGTAACTTTTTCACCACTGAGATAGTCAGCTGTAGACAACGTTACATCAAAGGTTGGGAAATGTTTTTGTGCAATTATTTGTCCAGCAGAATTAATTGAATCAAATTCGCCAGGATTTTCATCTCCAATTAATTCAGTGCCTAAATTGTAAGAAACTTGGCCAAGTCCTCCAACATTAGGTGTTACTGAAGTAAGAGTGAAAAGTCTATATCCATAATCTTTTGAGTTGTATCCTTTACCAGTACCGCCGATACTGATATTTTCGATCATTACCTCATCACCAACTTCAAATGGGAATGCCGTACTAAATCCAACTGTCATCTTCACAGTTACATCTTTAGTAACTGTATTAAATCCAACTGTACTAATTCCTACTCCATTGGTATTTTGTATTGGCAATACTAATGGAGTGGAGTTATTAATTCCTCTAGTATTGCTTAAAATCGTTACTGATGAATCACCTAAAGAATACCTTGTTGAAATGTCAGTAATTTGATTTCCAGTTTTACCATCAAAGAAAATTAACTGTGGTGCTGAAGTATATCCTCTTCCGCCAGAAAGTATGTCAATAGTATCAATTTTAGCAAATGAATCTACCTTAATAATTTGTGGAAGAGTTGTGCTTGGTTTTAATGTTTTGTCAGTTGGGAAATCATAACCAATATCATCAATTTTAATTTTTTCAATAATTCCAATATCTTCACTAACAGACACTATATCACCTCTTTCTCCTTCAGAAGAATCAATAGATAATACTGCAGGCAATGTAGTATAATTTCTTCCAGAGTTAGTAACCTCTACTGTGGATATTGGGCCACTTGTATGAGTACAATCCGTCGTATATGTTATACTGGAAGAAGTAGATACATACGAATTTGATTCTGGAACTTCGGAAAGTTCAAATGTAAAGAAATTAGTTCCTGCAATAGAGATTCTTCTACTTCCATTGTAAACACTATTCTGTGTTATTATAGAATTATTATTTAAAATTTCAGAATCTTTTATTATTTGAGATTTTACATCAGGGAGATTTGCATCGGAAACTGGATCAAATGAATATAAAAATCTTTCTGGCGTAGTATTACCGATAGAAACAGTTACACTGGCAGAAGAGGATCCAGTAGACCCAGTTCTAGAGACGCTGAAGACTGAAGATGTTCCATCAGTTTCCCAACGATTATTATACTCATCATCCAAATAAAAGTTAAGTTTGAATGCAGAATAATCAGTAGATTGTTGGGTAAATCCTAAAGAAGAATCTGAAACATCAAAATTTAATGTTGAACTTCTATAAGCGTTAATAGGGGGATTAATTCTACCAAATTCTCCAAATGACGCACTTGTAATTCCTACGATACTTGGCGTCAGACTGGTTGAGTCATATTGGGTATTAGATAACTTAATATTATCATTATCAACCTTTACAATATAGTAAATCTTATCATTTTCCAATCCTCCACATGGAGAAGTTGAAGAATGAATTACTTTGTCTCCACTCTCATAACCATGGTTGGATATATTGATAGTATTAGTAGAACTAGTAACTCCTACGGCACTAAAAGTTTCTATACCAACTAATATTCTCCTATGTCTATCATTATATTTTACAACATACGTTGTTGCAAATGATGGATTGACATCAATATCTACAAAGTGACCACTATGAAGATCGTGATTTGTATTAGTGGTTACTGTTACGGTTCTTTTTGTTACGTCACCTGTAATATTGGCATTGTTTGTTGTAAAACTATGACTATTGCCAATACCAACTTCTGTGAAGAATAAAGTTTTAGAAGAATTTCCTACACCATCAAAACCACCAGTGGTTCCAAGACCAACTCTTTGTGTTGCAATACCAATTAGATCGTTTGAGATTTTGCCAACAAAAACTTGTTGACCATCACTTAAAGTTTTAGCAGTACCAACAGAGTTAACCTCATTGTAAACAATACCCTCTCCGCCATTTGAAGAATATGTTAGTATATCACCTGTTTCTAGTCCATGATTTTTTATATAGAGAGATTTAATGGGAACTGCAAGAGTGCTAGAACCAGAAGTTGTTCCAAGACCAACAGTATTTAATTCAAACGAATTAAAATGCAATACTGATCCTATTCCAACAGATGTGGTGCCAAGGGCTACAGTTTCTCCTGGATCAAAATATATTTCTTTGTTTCTCTTATAATCATATCTTGTTTTAAATCCAGAATCTATTGTAAATCTTCTTGGGTCTTCAGATACAACGGATCCAATACTATGAATTGCTCCGACAGTACCATTTACTGCTCGCAAAACTCTAAATCTAGAATTGATTCTGTCTACGTTTAAAACTTTTACTCTTTCAGTTCCAATACCTAGAATATCATTTGGTATGATATTTGATTCAATCAAACTTGAATTCACATTGAAGAAAGTTACCAATCCAGTAATATTTGTATTTCCAACAGCAACACCTGTTGTTCCTAATCCAACAATTCTAAATCTTTCACTCGAAACTCCAATTGTATATGAACCCTCAATTCTTGATGATGTTGTAGAAATACCACTAATGTTAACAATATCTAATGCTTGCAGTCCATGGGGAGATTCTGATTGTACAATATACGTTCCTTTTTTATTTGATGGAATAAGTTCAGCATTTGATATTTGAGTAGTAGATGCACTGATACTATTAACCGTTTTTCCCTTTAATCTAGAAATTCTTCCAGCCGCTCCAAATCCAGTTGAATCTTCATCAGAGAAGTTTAATGTATCTCCAACTTTATAATTATCGCCAGAAGATTTTACCTCTACACTAGATACTTTTCCTCTATTTGTAGCTACAATTCTTCCAGTTTGTGATAAATTATTTGGAGAATATATGTAGGGATGATCAACACCACTTTCCCTCAAATTATATGAGATTGTATTTCTACACCAATTATTTGATTCAATATCATAGTCGTCTTGATTAGAGGATGTATCAAAGTTAAATTCATTTGGGGTAGATTGATACTTATTTCCCAAAACATATGGGAATACTGGTCGTTTATAGTTCTCAAACAATCCAGAAGATTCTACACTATTAGGATCAACGGTTACAAAGTAAGCATAAGTTCCATTTGGATATTCTGGAGTTACACAAAATCTTCCATTATTTGCGTCAAGATAAGATTCGTCAGCATTTTCATAATAAGTAAAATCTTCTACAAAAAATCCCAATGGGAAAGTTGATACTGGTGGGCCGTTGACACGGGATGAATTAAGTCTGTAACTAGACTTCATTAATGTAACTAATCCTCCATCATTGTTGGAATATCCATATGGTCCATAAATTGGATTTCCATCATAAGCCCAACCAATAATTGGTGAGTGATCAGTAAATGCTGTTTCTTGAGAGTTTACTAATTTTAAATCTGGTTTTCCATATAAAGTTTCTCCACCTTCAGAAACAGAATATACCATTTCCCTTAATGGTCTTGGTGCATACAGTGAATAACACTGCAAACCATACTTATCACTCAATGATTTCTGTACAACGGTATCATCGCGTCCTATTGAATTATTAATGTAGAATTTTTCAAATAAATTTACTCTCCATTTTTGTATTTGAGGGATAAGAGAAAATTCAGATTCTGATGCAACAACTTCAATAGATACATCTCCTGCGATATATCCTGTTCCTGATTCTATAACCTTAACTTCACGAAGATGTCCATTTATAATAATTGGAGTTAAAATACATCCAACTCCAGAAGTAGATATTATTTCTAAGTCTGGAATGGATGTATAATTAGATCCAATATTTTCTATAATAACTTCTACAATTTTTCCATCAGCAGAAACAACAGGTTTAACTTGAGCGTTTGCACCAGATGTTACTGATACATTGGGCATCTTGTTAAAGTTAATAATCTCATTAGTACCATATCCAGACCCTTTATCGGACAAATGTACTGATGTCAGTTCTCCTCTAAAAATAGGTTGAACCTGAGCTTTATATGCATCCGAATCTATTCCAGTAACAGTTGCTATGCCAACTGGACCCTCTACAGTAACCGATATTGGAGGATAATTAAAAATTTGAGTTCCAGTACCTACGTCGGTTAATTCAACATATTGCTTTGTTCTGTAGAAAAAAGTTTTATCGGTAGTTGAACCAATAGATGATAATTTAAACTGATTATCATCTACCATAGTAACATAATAATCAGTCCCATCAGTTAAACCACCAATAGCACTTGTTCCAGCAGAGTATCTTAACGTCTCTCCAGATTTATAATCATGATTTTCTATGGTAATGATATTGGACGCAGTATTAATGCCCGTGGAAACAACTGTACGTTTTTTATTTTCGTAACCAGTTCCATTGTCAACAATGTTTATCGATTCAATTACAGATTTTTTTGATACACACTCTAAAGTATGTTTTCCAGTTCCATGTTGAGTAAAAACAACTGTATTGATACCAACAATTGCTTGTTCTAGAGTGTTATGCAATTTAATCGTAGTGGCATCAACAACCTCTGCAAAATAGGTTGAATTTGTTGACAATCCCCCAATTACTGTTTGTGTATTTGGTTGATATACTACTTCCTCTCCATTTCTAAACTTGTGATAAGTTGAGAATCCAATGGTGGAGTCTGCAGTGCCTATTGCAACTCTATTAGATTGTAAATCCGAGAAAAATTCTACAGAATGTGAAATTAATTTCGTATTTACTAAAGCTTTTGCATTTCTACCGTTTCCTCCAGTTATAGAAACAATAGGAATCTCTGTAAAATCAAATCCTCGATCAACAATTTGTATTTCTCTTAAACTTCCACTAATAGCAAGAAATCCAGTTGCACCTGTTCCAACAGGATCCAGTATACTTAATACTGGTGGATTAATTATGTCAAAATTGTTTCCAGGAGAAGTTACTTCAATTTTTTCTAATTTTCCAGTATGAACTATGTCTTTCGATTTATAATTTAAAATTTCAACACCATTAATTAAAATTCCAGTAGCTCCTGGTGCTGTTTCAGTTTTAGTAGTATTGTCAATTGGGGTAGCAACCTCTCTGTAAATTTTTTGAGAGTCTATGTTTTTACCTTTTGTATCTACTAATTCTATGATATTGGAAGTAACTGTAGTTGTTGACTCTACAGATGCAAAATTTGATGTATATAAGTTAGCTGGAGATTTTGCTAATTTTAAATTATTATTGTCTATTCTAAAAACATAATAAGTTCCTTCTCCACCAGTTTCTCCACCAAACAATGAGGACGTGATAGAACTTTGAGTTACAACTTGATCATCAACAGTAAAGGTTGTTTCAGTTTTTTGAGGAGTATAATATACAGATTCTCCGCTGTAAAATCCATGATCATTTATATTTAAAGTTTCTCCAAAGAATGTACCACTAAAAATTTTCTGCCCTTTTGATCCAGTAATTGGAGCATCTTTGAATGATGGCAGCGAATTTGATGCAACTAAAAGAGAATCTCCATACTGTTTTTTGTAAATATTTTGGATGTTTGCATGAATCTTATTAAGTTCTGGAAAAGTTGCAGACTTTACCTTTCTTATTTTCTTTAATAAAGTATAACTTGCCGCAACATTAAGTGTCCCAGT